CATCGAGGACAACGACCGCGCCTCCGAGACCACCGTGGTCGAGCGCTCGGGCGGCTTCCGCTTGCACTGGCCCGCTTGCGTCGTCCGCTACAACTACGTCCCGACCTATCCGCATGCGGGCAACGGCACGCCCAACCAGATCGTGTTCAAGCCGCGCTGATGTACACCATCGTGACCCATAACAACTATCATCTCGGTGACAATACGATCCACCTCTCGTACCTGCGCCGCGTCGCGCAGCAGAATCCCGACACCCACTTCCGCCACGGGGCGCACAAGCCGTACCTGAAGCAACTCGAGTTGATGGTGGAGGACGTTGGTAACATTGAGCTTTTCGATGCGGGCAAGGCCCCGCCCGGCTCGATCGACGTATGGAAGAACCGCAACGGCGGCTTCTACGGCCACCCCAAGCGCAACGACTGGATCGGTTTTCATCTCGAGTTCTTCGACAAGCTGTCCAAAGATATTGGCGTCAATAATCCGATCAAGTCGCCCAACGATCTCTTGATGGATTGCCCGGCGATCAACCGCGCGGTGCCGCACAGCTTCGACTTCCTCGTCATCAACTCGCCGCCGCAGAGCGGGCAGATCTCGGTGCAGGACTTCGACCCGCTGATCGGCAAGCTGATCGATTGCCGCTACCGCATCGTCACGACCGCGGGCAGCGGCTACGACGTGCCCTGCACCATGCCGCTGCCGGTGACGGCGATCGGCGCGATCTCGCTGCGCTGCCGGTTCATCCTCGGCAACGCCACCGGGCCGGTGTGGCCGACCTTCAACGTGTGGAATCGCCACAGCGTCGAGCTCCGGCTGCTGCTCCTCGAGCCCGAGCGCATCTACTTCCCGAATGTCGAGCACGTCTCCTCGGTCGCCGAGGCGCTCGAATCGCTGGAGGACCGGGGACTGATATGACCTACCGCGAGGACATCACGGCCGCCAACCTCAGCCTCGCCGAAGACCCGATGCGGCGCTTCGTCGGCTATGGGCTGAGGCGCGGCCGCGCCTACGGCACCTTGGCCGGCGTCGCCGAGGAGCAGATCGTCGACACCATCATCGCCGAGAACCTGATGCTGGGCATGGCGATCGGCATCTCGCTGAAGGGCTACCAGCCGCTGGTGTTCTTCGAGCGCATGGACTTCATGGCCAATGCGTGCGATGCCATCGTCAACCACCTCGACAAGATCGCGACGATCTCGCGCGGCGAGTTCATGCCGGCGGTGATCATACGGGCGGTGGTCGGCAACACGATGAAGCCGCTCTATACCGGCGCGCCGCACACGCAGAACCTGATGGAAGCGTTCCGCCACATGACCAAGGCGCTGTCGATCTGCGACCTGCACGTCCCGCGCACCGACATCCGGCAGACCTACTGGCGGGCGGCGCAGCAGCAGAAGAAAGGGATCTCCACGCTCATCGTGGAGCACAAGGATCTGTTATGAAGCACAACCGCTACAGCGATATGAAGATCGCGCATTTTCCCGAGAAGCTGCAGGCGCTGCTCGCGGGCCGCATCACCGCGCCGATCTATGTGCGGGTGAAGCCGATCAACCTCTGCGACCACGCCTGCTTCTTCTGCGCCTACTCCACCGGCTTCCGCAAAGGCGACCGCGCCAACCACATCCAGAGCGGGATGCACAAGGAGATGCACGAGCAGGACGTGATGCCCGCCGAGAAGATGCACGAGATCCTGGATGACTTCCATGACATGGGCGTGAAGGCCGTCACCTATAGCGGCGGCGGCGAGCCGCTGATGCACACCCACATCGTCGCCTTCATGGAGAAGACCCTCGAGCACGGCATTGATCTCTCGATCATCACCAACGGGCAGATGCTGGTGAAGCGCCGCGCCGAGGTCCTCGCGCATGCCAAATGGGTGCGGGTGTCGATCGACTACACCAGCGCCGCCGAGATGGCCGCCTCGCGCGCCGTGCCCGAGAAGAACTTCGCCATGGTGCTGATGAATTTGAAGAAGTTCGCCGCCATGAAGGACGAGGGCTGCGACCTCGGGGTCAACTTCATCGTCCACCAGAACAACTACCACCGCATCGCCGAGTTCGCCGGCACGCTCAAGGATCTGGGCGTCGAGAACGTGCGCTTCTCGCCGATGTGGGTGCCGCAGATCGCCAGCTACCACGCGCCGATCCTGAAGGAGGTGCAGCGCCAGATGGAGCGCGCCCGCGCCCTGATCGACGAGCGCTTCTCGATCAACTCGACTTACGACGTCGAGTCGGAGTCGCACTCACCGATGCGCGCCTACACGCATTGCCACTACATGCAGGTCGTGCCGGTGATCGGGGCCGACCAGGTGGTCTATGCCTGTCACAACACCGCTTATGCGAAGCACGGCGCGATCGGCTCGATCAAGCATCAGAGCTTCAAGGATCTGTGGTTCAGCGACGAGGCCAAGGCCGTGTTCGAGGGCCTCAACCCGCAGCACGTGTGCAAGCACCAGTGCGCCAACGATTCAAAGAACAAGCTGATCCATCAACTGGCCGAGGCCGGCGCAGACAACTTCGTGTGAGAGGAAGTCATGGCGATCCTGCGCGTCTATCTCTGCCCTAAGCACGGCGTCAGCGAATGCTTCGACGACGAGCCGCGCTGCCGCATCAAGCGGTGCAAGGCCGATCTGCAGGAGATGATCGCCTCCCCAGCCATCATCCATCGCTCGACCAAACGCACCGACGCCACGGTCGCGCAACTCGCCGCCGACTACAAGATGACAGACGTCAAATCGACGCGCGAGGGCGAAGCCCAGAAGGGCGGGGAGCAGAAGGGCAAGGGCGTCCTCTGGGGCCAGATGGGCAAGGTCGGGCTCGACCAGATCGTCAAGGGCGGCCCGCCTCGCCCTATCCACGACGAGCCGGTTGGTTTACAACGGAGCCAGATGGGGACCTTGTCCGGCCCGCTTGACCGCGGGGTGATCGTCCGGCGCGATCACGAGAACCTCAAGATCGATAAATGAAGATCCCCAAGGACCTCAAAGACCGCGAAGACTTCTACAACGATCTCGTCCAGAAATGCCTCGTCTCGCGCGAGGAGCGCCGCAACGACTACGCCATCATGCGGAGCTACTACCTCTTCGGCTGCTCCCCGACCGAAAACCCCGCGCTCTTCAACAAGATCAACCCCCACCTCGAGCAGGTCGCCAGCTTCCTCTACTCGTCGGAGACAACCCGCTTCTCGATCAATCTCGGCGCGACCGCGCCCGAGGGCGAGGCGCAGAAGATCCCGGCCCTGACCCACGGCATCAACGACCGCTGGCTCGACAGCAATGCCGACATCGTCTTCGGCACCGCCCTCACCTGGTCGCTCGCCTTCAACTCGACCTTCGTGAAGCTGGTCAACCGCAACAAGCAGATCCTGCCCTACATGGTCGATCCCGGCTCGGTCGGCGTGCTGCGCGAGGACATGCCGGTCACCGATCGTCAGGAAGCCTTCGTCCATACCTACTACATGACCAAATCCGACCTCTACGACCGGCTCTACAGCCACCCGCACCGCCAGCGCATCATCGACGAGATCACCGCCTCCGAGAAGACCGAGCAGGCGATCCCGACCGGGGTCGACCGCATCATCATGAGCCAGGTCAACCCGTCGATTTACGGCAACGTGAACATGAATCTCGAAGGCTACAGCCGCTACCGGGCGACCGTCGCCGAGCCGGTGGTCGAGATGAGGGAATTGTGGGTCTGGAACGACGAGACCATGGACTATCAGGTCGTCACCCAGGCCGAGCCCGAGGTCGTCATCTACGATCGCGAGGGCGAGAAGCTGTTCCTGAAGGGCGAATTGCCGTTCATCCAGCTCTGCCCCGACCCGCTCTACGATTATTACTGGGGGGCGAGCGAGGTCCATAAGCTGGTGCTGCTGCAGGATGCCCGCAACAAGCGCGTCCTCGAGATCATGGATCTCCTCTCCAAGCAGGTGAACCCGCCGACCGCCTTGATGGGCTTCACCGGCCTGCTCGACGAGAAGAATTTCACCCTCAACCGGGCCGGCGGGCTGCTCGCCACCGACATGCCCACCGCCAAGGTCGAGCGTCTGGCTCCGAACATCCCCGAGGATGTGTTCCGCGAGATCGAGCAGATCGACCGCATGTTCGAGGAGGCCTCCGGAATCAACTCGATCCTCGCCGGCCGGGGCGAATCCGGGGTCCGATCGGCCAATCAGGCCTCGCAACTGGCCCGTCTGGGCTCCTCGCGCATCAAAAAGCGGGCCCTGATCATCGAGGACGCCCTCGAGAAGATGGCCACGCTCTATTTGAAGCTGATGCAGCGCTATGACGACGCCAAATTCAGGGACGAGGTCGGTCTCGCCTTCATTGCCGAGCAATTCACCAAGGATTTCACGGTAAAAGTCGACGCGCACAGCAATTCGCCGGTTTTCATGGAAGATTTGCGCCAGATGGCGTTCAATCTCCGCAAGGTCGACGCGATCGACAACGAGGACCTGCTGGAACTGCTCGACATCCCCGGCAAGCAGCTGCTGAAGGCCAAGCTGAAGAAGCGCGAGGCCGCCAAGGCCGCCATGCCGCAGCAACCGCCGCCCAAGAAGGGCAAACCCGATCTCCAAGAGGTGAAATGATGGCCAAGTCGATCAGCAAGCGCTCCGACCAGCCTCGGGTCAGCGCGAAGCAAATGGCCAAGGGCAAAGCGCCCGCCAACCTCGCTTTTCGCACCACCGGAATTCGCAGCATGGGCAAATCGGCGAAAGCCAAGAAACCCGGCCGCGCTTAGGGGACTCCTCTAGACCGGAAAGGAGCAGGCAATGATGAAGCGTGAACGCCGCGGCCGTAAGAAACGCCGCTAGTAGTTGTTAACCCCTAGCGGGGTTACTCCTCTCTACCCATCGTCCCACGAGGGGCAGGACGTAAAATAAAGCCCCTCCGCAATTATTTCCCAAATCTGGTACGTGGGACGTTCATTCCATCCATTCCTGGGTGTAACGCGGTAACTCGACACCGTTTTACAGCCGGATGTGGCACGAATGCCCGACGTCTCCAATGCCGCCGTGATGAACCAGCTGCGCCAGAGCGGCCCAGGCGGCAATGGCCCGATGGGCAGTCCTCCGGGTGGGCTGGCCTCGTCCACGCCGCCGATGACCGCGCCGATGAGCACGCCCGAGCCGCAAGAGGGCGGGGCCGCGAATGCCAGGGTCAAGGCCGCCCAGGCGCTCGACCTGCTCGAGTTGTCGCTGCCGGATTTCGGCTCCGAGAGCCCTGACGGCCAGGCGGCCCTCGCCGCGATCAAGGCGCTGCACCGCATCGTCGGACAGAAGCGCGGCCAGATCGACGAGCTCCAGCCGACCGAAGCGCGCAACCTGCTCCAGAATTTGCCGCATGGCGGCGGGGCTCCTCCGGGCCTCGGCGCGATGGCCGGCCAACCGCAGATTCCAGGTCTTGGCGGTTCCTCTCCGATGCCTGGAGCGCCGCCTGCATCACCCCCATCCCCCATGGGCGGCGCACCCACACCACCACCGCCGGGGGGAGCACCCCCGTCACCACTAGGAGGCATGTAATGGCAGAGGGCCTTTTTAAGCCGAGGGGCGCGCAGACCGTGCGCCGGCCGACCGACAACACACAGCAGAACGGGCGCGTCATCAACCCGCCGCGCCTCGCGCAACTCGGCGGCCTCTCGTCGACCAGCAAGGCGATGAGCAAGAACAACATGGGCATCAAGCGGCCCGGCGACGGCCAGAAGATCATCTGAGATGGCGAATCTCGAGGACTACTCCCAAGAGGCGCGCGACGAGCTCGCCAAGCTGGCGCTCGAACTGTCGGAGCACATGGAAACCCGGCCGACCATGCTGCGGATGACCCGGAAGGTCCGGCCGAATATGCCGATCCCCGAGATCGACACCGACGACAAGCTGCAGGCGATCAACGCCCAGGCGGCCAAGCGCATCGACTCGCTCGAATCGAAGCTGCGCGAGCGCGACGCGACCGAGGAATTGCAGCGCCGCCGCAACAAGCTCGCCGAGCGATTCGGCCCGGACAATGTCGAGCAGATCGAGAAGATCATGCTCGATAAAGGCATTCAGTCACACGA